TTCAGCAAGAATTGTCTGCATGTTACGTATAAACTGGTCGTTGATGAGCCCGATCCTGACCACCGCCTGCTCGCGATCGAACAATGAGCAGCCCATTGCGAAGTCGCCGACCAGCCCGGTGTTCTCGGTCATCGCTTCGGACTCGACGACGGGTAGCCCCCACATAGTGGTCGCGCCGATCATCGATGGCGGCCCCATCAGATAGCCGCCCAGCGTCGCCGACGCGCTGTTTTCTCGAGCCAGTCGCACGGCTTCCCAGTCGTTCGGGTGCAGCACCACCGCGGTCGGGCGTGCCTTGCCGTTGACGCGCACCATCGTGCGTGCCTTGAAGATGGCATCCAGCACCGAGTCGCTGCCCAGCGCGCGCGTCTGGATCGTCGAGTTGAGGATGCCCGTGAAGTTCTCGCCCGTCCCGTCGCCCGAGATGATCTGCGTCTCGAGCGCGAGGGTCAGCCCCAGGAGCAGGCGGCTGTTGATGATGCCGCGGATCTGTGGCGCATCGGCCAGCGTTTTATTCGTGACCGGAATCCAGTGCGCCAGGGTGCGGACGGGCGAGGTCTGGGTGCTGTAGGCGAGCGCCGATTCGGGTTTTGTGCCCGTTGTGCCGGTCGTGACTGTGGCTTCAGCGACCATCGCGGCGTTATTGGTGAACGTGTCTTCCCTGACGTACTCGATGGTGTCCGAGTCGGTGCTCAAGCGCGGGATCAGGTCGAGCACGTTGATCTCGCGCTGCAGGATGTTCAGGATGCCGGCCTGCACATCGTTCTGCACCAGGGCGCCGGCGACACCCGTACCCGAGTAAACCAGCGCTTTCTGCTGCAACGCCTTCTGCCACGAGACCAGACTGGTGCCGTCCGACATGTTGACGCTGAATTCGATGCGGTTCAGCGCTGACGCAAACCGGCCCGCCTTGCGCAGCTGGGTGTACTCGCTCGAGCGGACGAACTGGTCGCCAGGGCTCAGTTGCTGCTCAGCGCGCGGGTCGCCGTTGGGCTGGGGAGGCCTGTTCGGGCGCGCGTAGCGATCGAGTCCGTCATTGATGGACCGCTTGCGCTCGAGCGCGGCGTCGAGCTTGGCTTCCCAATCGCTCAGCGCGTCGACCGTTTGCAGATGCCGCTTGACCTGGTTCTCGTCCTCGGGATCGGTAATCACGCCTTCGTAGCGGCGCTCGATCTCCTCGGCCTTGTCGTACTGGTCTTTGATGTTCGCCTTGACCTCGGCCAACGCCATGCCCGTAATTTGCTCGGGCGTGAACAGGGCGTCGGGCTTGTAGGCCGAGATTGCGGTGCCGTTGGTGCTCATGCGGGCTCCAGCAGGTGCTTGCGCTCGAGCCGCTTACGCATGAGCCCGAGACGAAGGGTCGTAATGCTGGGGCCACGGCTCTGAGAAAGAGCCGACACCGGCATATCCGTAGGCGTGGGCGCCTCGAGCCGTCGGAAATGCTCCTGGAGCTCGGCGAACACGCGCGATCGCGGGTCAGAAACACTCTTCACCGCGGTGATGAGCGCTTCCTCGTTCATGGGGATGCTGACGATGCTGATCTCGAGCAGGCTGACCGACTTCAGTCGGCGAATACCCGCCTCGTCAAACTCCTGGTCCTCGGGCACGTAGCCGATCGACATGCTGTCGATCGCGCCGTCTTTCAGCAGTTGGTAGGCGTCATGGCCACGGGTGGTACGGGACAACTTGAAGTGCCCGTGCAGGCCGCGGTCGTCCTCTTTGAGCTGCAGCACGCGGCCAACCGGCTCGGCCACGTCGTGCTGCCACAACAGCTTGGGCTGGGGGCGCCGCTCGAGGCTGTCGCGGAAGGCGCCGTGCAGGACGACGTCGCCACCCTGGTCGATGTTGCCGAAGGTCGAGGCGTAACCCGAGAACGTCCACCCGTCATCTCGAGCTTTCAGGTCCTCGAGCTCGAACCCGACTGCCTTGTAGCTGATCCCAGGCACGCCGCAACCCCACGCGCACGGGCTGCTCGGCGGCTGCTCTGGCGCACTAGGGGCTCAGCGGCCCTCTGGGCGGATACCTATCGCGTAGTTTGGCCCGTTACGGTTTTGCGGTCAAGATGGACGACGCGCAGAGCCTGGCACGTGTTGCATGCCGTTTGCACGGTGCCGACGGCAGCGTCAGACTTGAACAGCAACCGCCCGCACTGCGGACAGCGGTAGTCTTTCAACCCGCCAGCGCCAGCCGCCGCTGATTCCTGAACGTCTCGATGATTGCTGACCATGCTTTAGGCCACTCGAGTACGGTGCGATCCAGGCTATGCTGCATGGCTAGTCGGCGCCGTTGGGCGCGCCACAAACGCCGGCCCAGCTCGGGTGACTCGATCAGCCTGGTCAGTTGGCGTTCCCATTCGGCCGCGGTCTCGGCGATGAGCCCGTCCTGCTCATCGGTCACGACCGGGCCGTAGAGCGTTGGGCTGGCGACCACACACGCGCCGGCCAGGGTGAACTCCCACGCTTTGATCGGGGTCTTGCAGTGGTTGAAGGGCTTATCAGCCACGCTGGCGCAACCTATGTCGATGTTTCTCATGCCGCGCGGGTACTCGGCCACCGACATCCACGGCAGCTGGACGAGTTGCTCGGGTGGGACCGCCGTGACGAGTACGTCAGCCATGAACCCCTGGACCACGAAGCGGACATGAGAAAAGCGTTTAGCCAGGTTGTGCCAGGCTTCGGCGATCGGCTCGAGGTCCTCGAGGTAGCGTGCGCCGCCGGCCCAGCCTATGCTGACAGGCGCCACTGTGCGCCGCACCCCGTGCACTGCACGGCGGAACCACGAAACGTCAATACCGTTCGGCACGATGTGCACTGGAGTGTCAACGTACTGCCGGATGACGGTGGCGAGCTGGGCGCAACTGGTGGTGACACCGTCGCAGAGTCGGATGGCGGCGATACGGTCGCGTCGGTCGCGCTCGAGGTCGACGAGGCTTTTGTTGGGTTCGGTCGTGGCACGCTGACGCGCTCCGATCTGCGGGCTGAGCACGTCATCATCCAGGTCGTAGATGACAGCCAGGCCGGCGTTATGCAACGAGGCGATCCAGCGTCGAGCAGGGATCTGATCCTGCCACGACAGCCGCGGCAAAATGACCGCGTCGAGCCGCGTGGCGGCCAGGTAGGGCCACTCCGGCGCATCCATCTCGGGATCGTCCTTATCGCGAAACCAGGCGCCATAGCCACGTCGTTGCAGCTCGGAATACGGCTGCCACACGCGCCAGAGCGTGCAGCCGTTCTCTTCGGCGGTCAGGGCCAGAACGCGCGGCCCCTTCACACAATCCCTTCGCGCATGACCGGCACGAGCGCGAGCGTGCAATTGGGATGGTTGAGCTGCGGACGTTCTGAGATGGGCACGATCTTTCCGTTGCGTTCGGCACAGGGAATGTCCCAGTCGTCGCCGTCGATGATCTGGACGTAGTCGACCATGCCTGTCGCGGCGTAGCGGTTCATCGCCGACTCCACCTGAGCGTGCTGCAATTCTGTGCGGGCGATGGTTTCGGCGCGGCCCTTGTAGGTCTCCTCGAAGAGGCCCTGGATGCCGCGGTACTCGATCTCAGGGTTGCCGTTGGCGATCTCCCAGGTCGACAACCCGAGCTCCTGACCGATCCTGAGCTGCTCGGCGATGGCCTGACGGGTCGTCTCGTCGATGCCCGCCACCCTGCGCGCCGCATCCATGAGCAGCACGTTGGTGACGCGATCGGGCAGGCGAAACTCTTCGCGGGTCAGCCCGAAGACGCGCCGCACAGCCTCGTGCACGGCGCGCAGCATGGTCTGGTAACGCGCCTCGAGGATTTCTCTGAGCCGCTCCTGCTCGGCTTCCGAGTCGTAGACGTCGTTGATGTCAGGCACGCTATTTCACTGCCGTGCAGTACAGATCGCCGCGCGGGTCGCCTGAGAGGTGGACGTCGAACCACGTGAGCCGGTCCATCACACTCAGAAAATCCGCAGGCTCGACGTTGCAGTAGTACTCGCCAGGACGTACCTGGTTGCCGTCGAAGGTGCTATGTGGTGCGCGTGGCGGCGCCGCACAGGTCAGGATCAGCACACCACGCTCGGGCAGGATGGCGTGGGCGTGCTCGAGCAGTTGTGGCCATTCGGCTGAGTGCTCGAGCACCTCGCAGCACACCACCGTATCGATCGGCTCGGGCGGGGTGTAGTCAAGCGCATCGCCCACCCAATCGACATTGAACCCTGGATAGAGATCGGTCACCACGTAGGACGCCGCTGACGAAAACAATGGGCGGACAGAACCGTTGAAATTGCGACCGCCAAACTCGACCACACTGTATCTGGGCGCGAGCTGCTGGACCGCGCTCAGCACGTAGCGGTACGCCTCAGCGTGCACACTCAGGCGCCCGTGACGATTCGGCGTTTGATGCGGCGCCGCTGACCGTCGAAGTAGCCTTCGAGGTCCTCGGTCGTGCCTGGCGCGGCCAGCTCGACCAGCGCTTGCAAAATCTCAGGCATCGACTCGAGCGCGCCCTGGTTGACGTCGATCGTGCGCTGCTTCTCGCCAGCCGGCAACGCGTCCTGCTCGCCGCGCTGGTTCGGGTTGGTGAGTTGCTGCAGCATGGCCCGGCCGGGCAGCTCGCTGTCGTCCAAGTCAGGCGGCAACCCGACGTCGGTCCTGGCTTCATTGGCCCTGACCCAGCCCGTCTTGACCGCGGCGTCCAGGCGTTTCCACTTCTGGTCTTCGTCCTCCTGGAAAGCGCGCAGATCGGTCACGTCAAACCCGACTTTGATCCTGTTGTCGCTGGTGAAGTCGGGCGTGAGCTGCATGTTGATGGTCGCCGCATCGAACGCATACAGCGGCATGAGGGTCTGCTCGGCGAACATCTCGCGCGCCTCGCGGAAATTTGCATACGTCGAGCGGTCGAGGCCGGCGCCGAGACCAGCGATGATGGCCGGCACCCTGAGCACGGCCGAGATACGTTCCTCGGGGATGCGGTGCAGGCTGCGCATGTCCATCTGCTCGGGTGAGAAGCCATACGGCTCAGCCTTGGCGCCGCCCATCAGCACGCCGGTGCGGCCCCGATTGTTGCCGCCGAACCGCTCTTCGAACCGAGCCTTCATCTCCTCGGCTTGATCCTGGGAGATGCTCGAGGTCTCGGGCACCTGGATGAGCATGCCCACCGTGCCGCCGTTCTGGAGCATGCTGGTCTGCCAGTTGTGCGCCTCGTCGTCGCCGGCGACCTCGCGCACCAGCCGTGCGAGTGGCGCCGTACCCAGGCGCAGATCCTTGTCGTCGAGCACCAGGCGGAAGTGGATGATGTCCTCGGGCGGGATGCGCTCAGGGTCTTTCGACGGGTCGTACGTGTAGGCGTACCACGAGATGAAGATGCCTTGCGCGGCATCCTCCTGGGTGGTCACGGGCACGATGCGCAGCGGTGAGATGGGCCACAACTCGAGCACGTTGCCGCCAGGTCCTGCTCGCACCTTGCGCAGGTAGGCGTTGCCGTTGACGTGTTTGGCCCATTGCACGTAGGCCCACAGACTCTCGTAGCTCAGGTACGGGTTCGGGTAATTGAGCAACTTCTGCAAGGGGTGGTCGGGTTGCTCTTCACGCTGACCCGGCTCGCCCTCGAGAAAGACCTTGGCGCGCGCTTCGGGGAACGCCGTCGCGATCGCGTTCAGGCAGGCAAACACGGCCGAGTTGGTGTCCTCGTGATGCCAGGCGCGGTAGGTCATCTCGGTCGCGCCCGGACCGTGCACCAGCATGCCCATGCGGATGGCGGCGTAGATATCGGGGTCGGTGGCGACCGTGGGATTCAGGTAATCCGGGTACAGGTACATACGCTGTTCGATCACACGTTGCTGCGGCTGCTCGGGATGGAGGACAGCTCGACGTCGAGGCAAATGGTCGCCTTTCAACCATGAGACCAACGGATTAGCCATTTCCCGCGACCTTTCGTGTTGCTCGTAGCCGAGCCTGATGATCCGCGTCGCATCGTTTGCATACACGGGTTCCATAACGACTATGTCTGCGTGTGTTCTGTTCGTCGAATGGATGCCCATACTTGCAATGGGTTTGACGAGCTCGCTGCCCGGTCGGACCTTCGCCGCGCAGCAGGTTCACTCGTGTCGTGACTGGCTCGAGGTGCTCGGGATTGACGCACCGACGATTACGGCATAGATGGTCGAGTTGTAAGTCGTCGGGGATCGGTCCGACCACGAGTCGATACGCAACTCGGTGCGCATAGTCGATTCTGCCGCCGCCGATGTTGATGCCGCCGTACCCCTTGCCATACTCAAATGCCGTCCAAACCCAGCAGCCATTCGGCCCGGACTTATCGACCTTCGGCCAGAAGCGCTGCTCGAGCGAACCACGAATGTAGGCGGCTCGGCTCATATGAATCGGACGTCGGTATGGCCGAGCATGAGCTCGGTGATCGCCCAGACTCGGGCATCCAGACGGTCGGGCGAAGGGTCACCTGAGTCTGGCACCCACTCGCACAATTGATCCTCGAGCGTGGGGAATGCGCCCACATGGTGGATTTTGCCCTGTTCGTCAAGGGCTGCAACAGGCTCCGCCCTGAGTTGCTTGCCGCGCGACGCTGACACCAGGCGCACGGGCACATTGGGGTCGACAGTGCGGATGGTTGACGAGACCATGTCGCCGCCGAAGTTCTTCTCGGCGATGATGCGGTCGGCTTTCAGCTCGTGGTAGAGCTGGACGACACGCCGCGCCCAACGTTCAGGACTAAGACGCTCAGACACATCGCGGAGCACATAGCTATGACCGTCGAGTCCTCGAGCCGCGGCCACGATCCCGACTTCAGCATGGCCTTCCGTACTGCCGCCGGAGGGATCAACAGCCACGACGATTCGAGTGGCGCCACCGTCCGGCAGCGATCGCACACGATTGTTCTCGAGCGTGTCGCGGGTCCAGAGTGCGCCTGGGACATCGGTCAGAATCTCCGCGGCCAGCTCTTGCCGGCCGAGTCGGGTGCCGCCGTATTGCTTGTACAGCTCGGCGCGCACGTCGGGATGCAAGTGCGGGTTGTCGTCGGTATGCGCGGTAGTGACCCTGGTGCGCGGGTCTTTGAGCAGCTCAATGAGCTTGGGCCGCGGCTTGGGCGTGGTCGTGATAACGACGTGTGGCCTGGGCCCGAGCCGCAGGCCGAGTCGGAGCATGTCCCAGCACGCCTTGATCTGGCGCCATGCAGCAAACTCGTCGCACCAGGCCAGGTGATGCTGCGGACCACGTAACCGCTCGGCATCGTCGGGTGTATAGGCGCCGAAGAGCTGCGCATGTGAGCCATTGGGCCACTCGAGCTCGCCCCAGGTGCGATTGAAGCGAATGGCGCGATTGGCGGCCATCAAGCCGGTCTCACCCTCGACGCAAACCGAGCGCGCATCACCGGTGGTGGGTGCGATGATGGCGATGCGAACGCCTGGATTTTTGGTTGCGTAGGAGTCGATGTAGTGGGCGCCGGCGTCGGTCTTACCGGTGCCGCGACCGGCGATAAGCAGCCAGTACAGCCAGTCGCCATCAGGTGCTTTCTGATGCTCGAGGGGAATCCAGGGCGGGCTGGTCGATGATTCGGCTACTGCTTGCGGGGGCAGTAATAAGTCCAAGCGCCTGCGCTGCTGCGGCGACAAGGACGAACTTATCGCCGAGAACACCGTGGGCAATGGCGAGCTTGTCGGCCTCTTGGATTCGGCAGTACTGCTCATCGGCGAAGACGTTCGCTTGCACGATCATGGCGCGGACAGCACTGCGGAAGTACGTCATGACCAGCTCGGTATCGGTATCGACGTGCTTTTTTTCGATTGCAATTGGTTGCAAGCCGGCATTCACCCAACGTGACACCACGCTCACGTCGACACCGAACTCTGCTGCCGCCTGCGCTTGTGTACTCCCGGCCAGGACCGCCGCGACGACTTGGGCGCGCAACTCGGGCGGGTGGGCAACGCCGCGGGTCATTTGGCCATTCTGAGCATGGGCTCGAGCGAGCATGGCTTCGTGTGCGGCCAGGACGTCCGGTGTGATAGCGCCGAGTGTACGACGACGACCCCGCCTTGGCCGGTGCCCTCAGTGAACGGTCGCGTAGTGACAACTGCGACAGAGAGACTCAACGTCCTCGCCGATCGCTCGCCAGTAAGCGCTCATGTTCGGCTTGCAGCGTCGGTGACAGGTCCGACATGTCCAGCGACGGACGCTCCATCGCGTCGAGCTCGCGGCGCACCTCAGGCGGGATCGCCTCATCGCTTTTACTCCGACTTTGTGGGGGGCCAGCCTTACGCGGTTTTGGCGGCATACGGTGCCTCGGGGACGTGCTGAGATGGTCAGCATACGCACCCTGGAAAATCTCTGGACAGGTCGGGCATTGCGTCGCACCGTTCGGCAATCGCTCCGGCGGGACTTCGTTGGTCACCTCACCCAGCGCGCGCGGGGCCGAAGGCCCGTTACGCGCGCGCGCGCGAGAGGAAGACTTAACGGAGTCCCCTACTTCGCTAACGCTACGTAGGGGACCGGGACCGGGGGTAGGGTTTTGCTTAGCCGTTTGCTCGGCTTTTGCTTGAGCAGACGCCAAGCCACCTGCTCGACCATTTGCTCGCATGGCGGCGCGCACCGACTCGACGTGGGCGCGCGTCCGGTTGTACTCGGTGTAGTCGTGCAGTCGGAACCCGTCTTCGACCGGCACCCACAAGCCGGCGCGCACCAGCGCGACCACTGCGGCCCGTACACCAGCAAGCGCCGGCCATGCGCCGTTCGGGACAAACCCATCGCTCAGCGCGTGATCGCAGTAGCTAATCGACCATGCGTGCAGGCCCATTCCTGCCAGACCCACCTTGAGCACTTTGGTATTGACATGCCAGCCCGTGTCTAGCCGTGCCATCACCCAGTGGCACCCTCCTGCGCCAGAATCGCGCCCTCGACCATGCGGTCGCTGGCCACGGGCAGTTTGGCCGCCTCGATCTTGCGCTTATTGATCAGCCCGGTCAGCCTGCGCCCTTCGCCGATGAGCGTCGCCAACGGGCACGGCAGCTCGAGCGGCTTGGCCCGGATCCCGAGCCCCTGGGCTTCGGATAACACCCACAGGTAGCGCTGCCATACCTTGTGGTCAGCGCTACGCACGAGGTGCCCACCATCACCAGCGAGCTCGCCGGTGGCGTGGTCGACCGCCACCGGCTGAGCGTCCGGGATGGACTCGACTTCCGATTCGTCGGTCCACCCCAGCCCACACATGGATAGCGTGAGCCTGCGTTTGGCCTTCGTCTCGGCCTTCATCAGCGCATTCGCCAATGCTTCGCCGGTCAAACCCTTGGTCGGCACGGCGCCGATGGCCGAGTCGGTCCGGCCGGTCTTGTCGATGCCGTGCGCAACCACGATGGCCAGGTCGTCGTGCCGTTCGCGCTCGAGTCGGGTCACGCTCACGCCGTGCAACTGCCTGAGCTGGTCGGTTGCATCCCTGCGCGCGTACAGCGTCAGCTTGCCATTGAGCGTGATGTACTCAAAGGGCTTGGTGAATGGGTTGAGTCCCAGCGATTCGCACACCTGGCGGTAATAGGTGACGCGCTGGGCTGGGGAAAGATCCTTCAGGTCGCCTTTGAGAACGACCGACTCGAGCACCTGGGCCGGATCCGTTGTTGCCAATTCTTGTGTGGTCATCTCGCGGCTGTTACCCCCGTCCATTCCCGTACCTTCGGGCACGTTGTGAAATGTGAAATTTCGGTCGGCTCGCCCTGCTCATTGAGGTCATACGGGCAGCGCTTGCCATTCACCGTGTAGCCGAAATAGATTGCCTGAAAGCACACTCGGCAGAACTGCACCAGCGCGAACCTGCCCGTCTTAGGGTCTTTTACTGTCGTCATGCGAGCGGGTGAACCTCCTCCTCGACTCTGAGTGGACGCGCGAGTACGTCGGCCGGCAACGCCAGCCGCATCATGCGTGAGCGCAAGACGAGCGTGGCATCGCGCAACTCGCACAGGGCCAGCCACTCGGCCCACGCCCCGCGCCGCTGCGCGTGACTGATCACCTCGTCCAGGTCGACCAGGTGCTGCGCCAGCATCGCCGTCAGCGCGCTCACGACTTGTCGTCCTGCGCCGCAGCAGCGATTTCGGCATGTTTGGCACGGCATGGCCAGACCACCAGGCATGTCGCGCAGACGAACTTGCCGTGCATCTTGACGGGCCGATGCACGCTCACGGCTCGAGCGTCCGCAGGATCCACTTCCAGTCGCGCGGCCGGACCACACGCACATCCCAGTGGGTCACTTTGCTGAGCTGGTCGAGCGTGGTGCGCTGGTCGAGCGTGGTACGCCCGGTGTTGGTCTTGCACTCCCAGATCAGCCCGTAGGGCGGTCTGAGGAGCACCAGGTCTGGCCAGCCCGGCGGCGAGCCGGTCGAGTCCTGCACGAAGTGGTGGCGCCAGCCCATCAGCTTGGCGAGTTGGATGATCTGGGCCTGGAATCGTTTCTCGGGTAGCGCGGGTAGTGCACGCGGCACCGGGCGGCGCGCCAGGGCCTTGAGCCGCGGATAGGCAGGACCGGTGCGCAGGGCGAGCGCCGAGCGTCTCACGCGCACATCCGCCACACGGCCCACTCTTTGAGCCGTCCCTGGTTGATCATCCAGCGACCAGCCTCGAGTTGGGCCGCGACCGAGAAGATCGACTCGCCGCGGCGTCCCGGCGGGGTCTGGCGGAAGGTCGACGGCAGGAACTGTAAGTACCCACTCGCGCCACTGCGCGGGTTGACCGCGGTTGGCGTATGCCGGCTCTCATGCCAGGCCAGGCACGTCAGCAACGAGTCGATCCAGTCGCGTGTGGGCGGCACAGGCGCATGCGGCGCGGTCGTCAGCAAGTACACCCTGGGCGTGACAGCTACGGTGTCACTGGCGGCGATGAGTTCCTGAACATCCACGCCGGCTTCCGCGGCCAGCGCGTTGACGTCATCGGTCTGCGCCACCGCGACCAGCATCGCCAGACCCAGTAACGCGGCCATTCAGAACGGCACCTGCTCGTCAAACAGCGCCTCGAGATCGACCTCGGCGTTGTCGGCGAAGGACTCGAAGATCGCGCGCAACCGCGCCGTGCGCCGCTCAAGCTGGCCGAGCAGTGGCACGATGTCAGCCACCTCGCGACTGGCCATCAGCGCATGCCGGCCACCAGCGTTCCACATCACCTCGCACAGCCGCGGCAGATCACTCACGTCGCCGTGCATATCGGCCATGTACTGGGCATAGCGCCGCTCGACCTCGGGCTGCATGAAGCCGACGTGCTGCATCAGCGGGCAAACCGTCCGATCCCGACCCTGTAAGGCGAGCCACCACCGCGCAGCTCGTCGCGGCCGTAGCGATCGCGCATCGCGTTCTGATAAATGCGCAGCGTGTCGAGCTCGGCCTGGACCCGTTCGATGGCATCCATTGCCTCGAGGACCTGTTGCTCGAGCGCGGCGATGCGCTGCTCGGGCGTCACGGCTGCGCCTGCTCAATCAGCCACACGATGTCGTCGGGCGACTCGAGGACATGCAGCGTGTGCTCCTCGCCCACGAACTGGATCAGGGCGCCAACGTCGTTGCGGATCATCCACGCCACCTGGGCGGGGTTGATCCAGACCGGTCGCGTCTTGGACGTCGAGATCCCGTAGACCTGGGTCAACTTGACCAGCCTGGTGGACGGTGCTGCTACGCTGGTATCGGTCTGGATGGGCATGTACGTTGCCTCTCTGGACTCTTGGCCCGGCCGTTACGAGCGGTCGGGCTTATTCGTGTGCTCCGAGGCGGTCGGAGCGCCGTTGTTGTCGAGCAGTTCGTCGAGCCGCAGCAGCAGATGCGCACCCCACAAGCCCAGCACCAGCACCGCGACCAGGATCAACACGACGCCGATCACGCGGCCACCGGCTCAGGGCTCGGCTTGTCGGGCTTGAGCATTTCTTCGGGTACACCGAGCAGCTGTGAGAGCCGCGGGTAGAACCACTCGGGCGGCGGTCGATAGTCCGGGTCGCCATCGGCCAGCAATAGCCGATGCAGGTAGTTGGTGCTGATGCCGAGCTGTTTGGCGACCCAGGTCAGGCGCCGACCCTGAGCAAAGACCACGCGTCGTACAGGATGATCAGCCATCTATCCTTCCGAGAGAGGATAGTACCCCGTCCCCTCTCGACTGTCAATCCTATAGTTGACAAGTATCCTCGCGGGGAATTACCGTGCTCCGCGCGTGGACGCCCTGAGAACGATGATTGAGGACTGGATGCGTGAGCGCGGCGCTTCTCAGGCTGATCTTGCGCGCGCGAGTGGAGTGCCGCAGAACGTCATCAGCAAGTGGCTCAACGGCCAGGTCGATGAAGCCAGTCCGCGCAGCCTGAAACGCATCGCGCCCATACTGGGCCTGTCCTACGAGGATCTCTTGCGGCGTATGGGCGAGCTGCCATCCAGGCCGGACGCTGTCGACGCGGACCCACTCGAGCAATACATCCGCCAGCGCATCGCAGAGATGCGCGAGGCCGTGCGCGATACGCCGCGCGCCACATGGGCCACGATCGTCAAGTACACGTTCGACCACGCCATTGCTGGCGCGCGAGATATGGCCCAGCTCCTGGCCGACCAGCAATCACGCGAACGCCCAGTTAGAAAGCGCACTGTAGCCCCAGCTAAAGCCTCATCAGCGCATCCTAGCTACGGCGGCACATCAGGCGGTGACCAGCTAAAGACTCGTCAACGGGTCGCCACATTGGTGCTAGCAGGCGCATAGCCGTGCGCCGTATCGCCGCCGTAACGCTCTCAACCATCCTGCAACCCGGACGCCTTGCGTTGCCATGCTGAATAGAACGACTGTTCTGCATGGCAAGGGAGGAAGCCGTGTTGTGGACCTGAGAGATGCGGTGTCGTATCACCAGCTCGTCCTGGCGTCTGAGGGTCGATCGGTCAAGACGCAGCGGCAATACCTGATCTTCGAGCGCGTCTTTCTGCACTACCTCGAGGCGCGGCGGATCGCGCCCGAGCTCGACGCCTTGAACGTGACCAACGTGCGCGAGGCGCTGGCCTGGTATCGCGCGCAGGACGTCTCACAGCGCACGCGTAACGGCGAGGTCGCCGCCCAGGCGTTCATTGACATCATGCATCTGCTCGCTCGCTTCCTCGAGCGCGAGGGCATCCTTGAGGACGACCCGCTGCGCGGCCTGCGGCGGGTCAAGGTGGCCAAGCGGCTGCGCCAGCCGTACTCGCAAGCCGAGGTCATCGCGTTGTGGGGCGCGTGCCGCCAGTCGCAGCAGCCAACCCGTGACGAAGCGCTGCTGTTGCTGCTACTCGACACGGGCATGCGTATCGGTGAGGCGTGCGCCCTCACGCTCGACAAGCTCAAGCTCGATCAGCGCATGGTGCTCGTCGGTGAGCACGGCAAGGGACGCCGTGAACGCGTCGTGCCCATCGGCCAGTCCGACAAACGTGACGGCGGCCGTACCCTGCGCTCCCTGCGCCGTTATCTGGCCGAGCGGCACGACGGACCTCGAGCCGCGGGCCGGCTGTTCCTGGGTCGTGATGGGTACCCGCTCGAGGCCGGCGGCGGCAGCGACATCGTCGAGCGCCTGGGCAAAACGGCGCACGTGGCCGACCCTGGTCCGCACCGGCTCAGACACACGTATGCGACGTGGTATCTCGTGACGTATCCCGGTGACGAGATCGGCCTGCGCAGGATCATTGGCCACGTCAGTCGCGAGGTGCTCAGCGACTACGTGCACTTTGCCGAGAGCATCATCGCCGAGCGTGCGGGGAATGCCTCACTCGCGGAGCGCTGGCTGAATCCGCACAGTGAGCCGGCGAAGGTGCCGTACCAGGGTGGCGACCTGTCGAACGTTCGCAGTTTTCATTGTCGCGACTGCCAACAGCACGCGATGCGTCACACCCATTGAAAGGATGCCGCTTGAAAGAACTATGTGCCGTTAGCGCTACCAAACATCAGTTGGCGTCACAACCAGCGTCACAGCCGGCATTAGGCTATTGACCCCATTACGCAATGGGGTGTTAGTGTTACTGACGGAAGCGGGAGAGTCGCGAGATAGGGCCTCACGACTCTCCCTGAGCCACCCAACCTACGAGGAGGTCAGGTGACCTGATGTCGGAAGCTAGCACGCCCCAGACGGGTTTGCCATTCGGTCCACGCGATGCGCGCGTCGAAGCGAAGTTCGCCGAGTGGAACCTGAAGTACAGGTTTGAGCCGGCGCTGCCGATCGAGTCGATCCGCGTCGCCGAGTGGGCGCAAGTTCGCGAGGCTGACCATCTCGCGCCTGAAGACCAGGTCGAGGAATACCGCCAGCAGATCGCCGGCGGCGCAGTCTTCCCGCCTGTCGTGCTCATGGCGCCCGACGTGCTGATCGACGGCAACACGCGCCTGCGAGCGCATCAGAAGCTGCGTCACAAGACGATCGCCGCCTACGTCGTCGACCTGGCCAGCGTCCAGATGGCCAAGTCCCTGGCTGGCACGCTGAATCAGATGGGCGGCAAGCGCCTGACCGCGGAGGAAGCCGCCGAAGCAGCCAAGACGATGATGGACATGAACTTCACGGACGAGAACATCGCCCGTGAGATCGGCCGTTCGGTCGAGCAGGTGCGCTACATCCGCAACCAGATCGAGTTCGGCGAGCGCGCACGGCGCCTGAACCTCGAGCGACACGTGCCCAACATCAACAAGGACGTGCGCGCGCGACTGAACACGGTCAAGCATGATCCGCCGTTCTCGGCGTTCGTCGACTTCGTGGCTGATGTGAACCCACCACGCAAGGTGGTTTCAGATGTGCTGAAGCAGGTCAACGAGGCCAAGTCCGACCCGGACGCGATTCAGATCATCGAAACCGCCAGGCAGGACAATCGGCCGGCTGGCCCTCCACCGCGGCGCCTCACGCTGTCGCCAACGATTCGCCAGATGAGCATGCATCTGCCAGGACTGCTCAGCCTCAGCTCCGACCCGGTTGCGCTGCTCGATCCGCGCGAGGACAAGCGCGACGAGCGCGTGCGTCAGTGGCGCGAGCTGGGCAACCTGTCCAGCAAGATGCTCGACCTGTACGGCGTGGGCGCGGAGGAGCGGCAAGCCACGCCTGAACTTGCCGCGGTGTGACCAGCAAGCGGCAGAGCGTCCGAGGTGCAGGTCGCGACACCTCGGGCGCCACCGGCGTCACCATGCAGATCTGGTACGAGCTCGAGCAGGCCGGCGAAGCCGGTCTGTCGTTTGCAGAGATCCTAGGCAGAGTCAGTCCGCGCGTGCCAGCCGGGTATGCCTGGCGGAAGTACCTGGCGAACCAGAGGTCCAAACGTAAACATGACATCAAGCGACGGCATGCTGCCGAAGAAGCAACCACCCCATCTTCTTCGGCAGCAATCCTTGATACCCCTGCTAACCGGATGCGAGCTGTGCGTTTCACGATTCAGGAAAGTCTGTCGAAGATGGTCGTATTGCACACCGCAATCAGGCGTCCCAGCGATCAGTACGCGGTCGGCGTTCGCAAGCCCAAGTCATATATTCCCGACGAGCAACTCGACTACGATGGCAGGATCAGCCGCGCGGCCGTGAGCGACATGGAGCTTATCCGCGTGCTTCGTCCCGTCCTCGAACAGATCGAAACCCGGCTGGCACAACCTGGGCGCCATCATCTGCCAGCAATCAGCCAGTCACTCGCCTCAGCGCTCAAACGCTGGTTTGACGCGCACGCAGCGCACGCTTGATAACGCTAACTACGAGTATGTCGAGCAAACATGAAGCTGACCCACCTGCGATAGCCACCATCCTCTACGACCAGCTAGCCAAGCAGAATGACGCCCTGCGCGCCGAGAACGAGCGGCTGCAAGATGATTTAGTCATTTGTCAGGCCGAGAACGACCGACTCACGGTCGAATTGACCCACCGCGTCGGATGGGAAGAGCGTGCGCTGGACGCGGAAGCGACGGCTGCACGACTTGAACGCCAGAACGCCGAATTAGCCCGCGAAGCCATCGGCATGAAGGCCGCATGGATGGATGTCAAGGCCAACGGTGAGCAACTCACACGCGACGTAAGCATCAGGGAAATACGTATGCGTCAAGCTGAGACTCGCCAGGAGGCTGCCGAAATTGAGCGTGACGCTCTGCGCACTCAGTTAGAGCAAGCCCGCGAACTGTACGCCGCAATGCTGGCTGAATTGAACGCCCTACGTGCGGCGTTGGAACGGATCAGCCGCGAGTCAGGCCAGGTCTGTCCAGACTTCGAGACGTGCAGCCACGAGCCGTGTCAGGGAAGTCTCGCGGCAAAATTGATTGCCCTCGAAGTTCTTGGTCACCATAAGGTGGGTTAGCGTGACCAACCGGCACCGACTCGCCGCCACGCTAGCCGACCATATCCCTGACGGCTTCCAGCTTGAGATCCGCCACGATGACGAGTGGCACGTGACCACCTTTCGCTACCTGCGGATTGCAGACGAAGTCTGGTGCCAACACACGATAGCCGACATGCTCATCGAGAACGCCGTCAACAGCATCGACGCAATCGCCGATGGCATCCTCGAACAAGTGGCACGGACGTTCCGCGAGCACGATGCTCTTGGTTGTTCTTTATGACCGTCAAGCTTGAGTTGACCGAGGAGGAGGCCGCGTGGCTCTCACGGTGCCTGAGCCTGGTGATGATGCTCTCGCGGCACTGGGATGACCTGCAGCCTGACACGCCCGACTACGGCAACCGCATCCTGGCCAGGCTGTCCCTGGCGCAAGCCGTCACCGCGGCCGGAATGGACGCCGATGAGTGGCTCAAGCGCTACAGGGGCGAGACGTTTACAGGCTGATCTGGAACACGTTCCAGAGCACCAGCAGCACCACGATCAGCCCGCCCAGCAGCAAGCCCACTGATACCACCGTGCCTTCCCACTTCTGGGCGAGCAGGGCACGCTTGCGCTGATAGCCGACGGCGATCGAGATCTCGAGCCTGAAGCTCGAGCCACGCTGGTGCTCGTCGTCGTCTATGGGATCAGTTGTGCCGCCGCCCATATCGCCAGCCCAAGCGGCACAAGACTCACGCTCCCAACGTTCACGCCGAACGCGGCGAGCACGAACACAATCACGGCGATCAATACGAGCACCCGGCTCACCGTTACATACGCCATATCCAATCGCTCCCCTCGCTCTTTACCAACTGTTGAACCACACCGCGGACCAACTGCCGAGGTTGTCGTAGTCATCGGGAAACAGCACCTGGTCGACGTCCTGCCACCCAGGTGCCGGATTCATCAGCGCCAGCGCATTCGGTAAACGCTGCGGCGCCGGCGCAGGCCCCATGCGCACGGCCACCCAATGGCACCAGGCTCGACCACCGATCACCATTGGCTGGTAGCCGGCCGCCGCGACCAGCTCGTCCCAACTCGCGTCCGGATTGTTATCGGCGTTGACACCGATCTCAGCGAGCCACTCGACCAGTCCGGCGCCACTCGCATCGAGCAACCCATACACCGGGTTGATCCTGCTGGGGCCGAGCCCAACAATCACGTCCTGCTCCGAATAGTCCCGACCAATGGTCCGCAACGCCCATGCAGTCGAGGCCGCGCTGCAATCCCACGGATAGTCTTGTAGGTCTTTCGCCAGTAACCAGTTCCAATCCTGCAGGCCCATCACTCAGGACACTCGATCAGCAGGTACGGCGCCCACACCTTATTGGCCGCCACCTCGAACTGGATCACCAGCCGATAGCGTTTGCGCGGCAGCAACGACGTCACCGTCGCCGTTAGCTCAGCACCGGCCACCGACACCGTGCCCAGCAACCCCTCGGCACTGACGTCCTCGCCGTTATCGATGCGCACGAGTTGCGCCTGCGCCCAGGCGATCGTCTCGCCCTCGAGCAGGATAGACGTCGCGTCGAAGCTCAGTGGCAGCGTCTCTTGTGACGCCATCTCAAAGACGTTGGGCGATACCTGAAGTTGGGTGCAGCTCATCGCGCCTCCACCGTGAAACGAACGCCGCGGCGCGCGACACTGAAGTCGCCGCGGCGGCCAGACACAACAAATTCTCCATCCCGATCAATGACGATGAACCCGCGCGCCGGCGCGCCGGTGCCCGTCATGATCAGACTCAACGCCTGGGCCACGGTCGTGCTCACCACGAGCTCCTGGAACGGCGTGACGTCCTGCACGTCCAGACTCACGGATGTGCCCTGTACGGCCCCTACAGCGCGTTCTACGGCCATCGTGCACGACGCCACGGTCGGCACCACCAGCGTCCGTACCCAGCCGAGCGCCTGCTCGACATAGGCGTGCTGCGCCTGCTCGATGGCGCGCGCGACCGTCATGGCCAGCTCGAGTGCCAGGCTGCGCGTCTGGACGGTCGTGACCGCCTCGAGCTGCACGGGCAACCCCGAACCGCTGACGACCTGGCCGACCGTCACCGTCCGAACGAGCTGGATCTGCTGTCTGAGCGCTGGCCGTGTGATGACCGTCGCCCGCAGTGTCCGTCCGAGGACACGGCCAAGTCGGACACTCATCGCGACGCGGCGATTGCCGGTCAGCCGCACCAGGAGCATGAAGGTCTTGCGCAGGCTGACGGCCTGGCCCTGACTCGCCGTCACCGTGCGCCGATAGCCGCGGCTGAGCGCGACCGTCGCCACGTGCGTGACTGTGGCGGCCAGGACGAGCTGCTTGGCCAGCCCGAGCGCCACGGCCTGCGCGACCTGGACGCTCAGCGACAGCGTGCTGCTCGAGCCGAGCGCCACCGTCTGCGGCTGAGCCGCCGTGACCGTCAGCGGATGGGTGACAGGCCCAGTGATGACTGTCGTCTCGAGCGCAACTGCGGTGCCCTGCCCGAGCGAGACGGTGATCGGGTACTCGAAGCCACCGGGGATGTATTCCGTCTCGAGCGCGACTGCCGTGGCCTGCGACGCCGAGACCGTGGCGCCCAGGATGATCTTCAGATCGACGGTGACGCCGAGCGCGCCCGTCTGACGGTTGAGCGTGATGTCGGGTCGCCGGTCCAGGTCGACGTTGATGCCAACCGCGCCAGTCCGGCGATCCGTCATGGTCTGGGGCTCAGCGGACGGTCGTGCCCGCCTCGAGCGCGGTCACGGCAGCAGTCGTCCAGGCCGCGCTCGTGTCGGGATCGGTCTCATACAACTGGCGGTAGTACGCCCCGCTTGTCGTCAAACTCTGGGCCGTGCCCTCGTTGGTGGTCGAACCCGACTTGACCGTCAGGCCGAGCGAGCCGGCCCCGGCATCACTGTTCTGTGCGTAGGCGAGGACTTCGACGCAATTGACAGCCCATGTGCCCGCCGGTACGTCGTCGAGCGCGTAAGTGTCTCGAGTCGCTGCGGTCGCCGAATACACGTAGTCTGTCAGTGAGGGCGGGCGTTCATCGACTTGCGACCAGTTGGCGCCGCTGTCCGTGCCGCCGCGCGTCTGACCTGTATTCGACCCCGCCCCATTCGGTTTGAGCAGCACGACACGCCCGTCGTAAATCTGGCCATTGTTGATGCTGCCTGCTACGTCATTGACGGCGAAGTCGTCGATGCCCAGATACGAGGCGGTTGTCCAGGTAAACCCACTGCCCCCGAAGACAATGCCCTGAACGTTGAGGTTCGCCGTGTTGGTGTTATCCACGGCAGTGAGATTGATCCAGCGCGTGCCATCAACCCAGACTTCCACAATGCCATCGGTTGAACTGGTTGTCGTTGTGGCTTTCCAGCGAAGCTCGAGGGTATGCCAGGCATCCTGCGTCATCTGCGTCGGCGAGCTCGTGCCAAGCAATGTTCCGCCGCTCACATCTCCGCGATACGCACGCAAGAGTGAGTCCGTCGGGGTATACGACACGGTCATTTGGCGCGCGCCCGCAGAGTCAGCGAGCCCGACGATGGCGAGTTCAGTCGCAAAGTGTACGTAGCAGGACACACGCACCCAGAGCTCAGTCTTGCTGGCGGCGAGTGTGTAGGTGCGAATGGACTGCCCGTTCGCCGTAACCGTGCACTTCAGGCAATACGAACCGGGTGAGCGCGGTGTAGGGGTTGAGGTGACGACCGTGATGGCAGCGTTGGTTCCGCTGGTAGTGCCGGTGCGTTCATTGATGTCGCCCGTCTCCCAGCCGCACGTGAGCAGCCTGGTCACGTGTACTGAACGCGCGCCGTGAACTGGATCGAGTCGCCGCTGTTGAGGGCCTGGCTGAGTCCGTCGAAGATGGCATACAGCACCCCACCACTCGGCGGTGAGCCCGTGCCCGCGGCGTCAAAAATGCCCAGGTTGGTGATCGTCTTATTGGCGTTGGCGGTGAGCGTGCCGACGACCTGGTGGGTGTCATTGGTCACGCTCGTGGTGTACTGCGAACTGGTGCCCGTCGCGCGCGCCTCGGTCGCGGCCGTCGACACGTCGGTGCTCGAGGCTGAGCCGGCGGTCGCGCCGGTGCCCCAGCCCAGGTAGCGCGGCTCGGCCTGCGACGGCGTCGAGCCAAACATGCGCCCACTGATCACTGCCTTGCCTACGTTTGGCACAAGAGAGGACACGTCAGTTTACCCCCTGTGGTGTAAAATTGAAGCCATGCTGAAGGGTTCGCGGCTGGGCCGCCCGGCGGCCCCGAAACGACTCAGAAAACTCAGCGAGGACCAACTCGTCGAGACTTATGCACGTGTCGCACAGGGCATCCCAGTGCGGCAGGTAGCCGAAGAGTTGGACATGAACCAATCGGCGCTTGGTCGCTTGTTGAAACGTCGATTCAACTATCAAGCGACTCCATACAGGCGACCGACACTGGCCATGCCATCCGATGTTGCGACTCTCGCTTACATTGCCGGGCTGTTCGACGGTGAAGGATCGATCATGTTCCTGAACAACCATTGGTGTGCCAAGGTCGGAATGACTGATGAACCCGTTATTCGCTGGCTGGCGACGTTTGGTGGGTTGTTCAGTGCCGAGCAACGTCAGCCGCCACGAAAGCAACCCTTCTACTGGTCGGTGCACCGCCGCCTCGACCTGATTCATCTGCTCACCGTTCTCTTGCCATATCTACGGGTCAAACACGACCTGGCTAACCGTGTACTCGCCGAGATTCAGCTATGACGTTCGGAACCAGCGAAGCCATTTAGGTGTACTCCCTTCAGGTGGTGGTGTGTCGTCATGGCGAATCTGAAAGCTCGCGATCTCGCCGAGATCCTCGACTTTTCTCCGCGGGCAGTCGAGGCGGCATTTATTGTGGTGTTTCGGACAGGCGCGGATGAGCTTCGCGCTGAGACTGCCCGAGGTCGGCTGCGGCGCATCGCTCATCCGATGATCGTCGCCAATCGGGCAGGGATGGCCACCGCGGGCGTGACAGGGTACGGCACGCGCACACGGAAGGTGAGCGCCAGCCCGAGCATGATCTCAGCTGGCCACTCGGTTGTCGGGTAGGGCGCCGTGATCGGTCCGTCGTCGGCCTCGAAGACGCGCGCCGTCAGGTGCACGAGTCCGGTGCCTGGCGGATCATCGGCACTATCGACCGCGTGGTCGGGTGTCACGTGCGTCTGGCACACCTGCACCATGAGCGTGCTGCTGCCCTTGGCCCACGTCTCTTCGTGCAGCACGGTAAGCGGGTCGACCGGGGTCGTCGCGCTCAGGTCGGCCACAGTGATGCTCGACGGATCGCCGTAGCTCGTCGGCCCAGCGTAGGTCAGGATGTGCAGCAGCAGATCGTCGCTGGTATTCAGGTCGAGCGGCGGCACCTCGAGCGTCTGCTGCCCAGTCGACAGGTCGGCGATAAAGACATAGTCATCGTCCGGGTCCGGCGGCCAGTAGGCCAGGTCGCTGGGCAACAGATGCCCGTCCGAGCCGTTGTAGGCGAAGTAGCCGCCCAGCCCGTCGTACCTGGTGCCGACATTCTCACGCTTGCTTCTCGAGCCCGTCGCCACCCACCAGAACACCTGGCTGGTCTTGAGCGACATCGCACCCGTGCCGCCATACGGCAGATAGTCGAGAAAATTGCCTGACCAGTCGTTGGGCTCGAAGCACAGGGCGAAGCCGCGGTAGTCGTATTCAGAGTCGAGCGGATTGTTGAGCGTGAAGCTATAGCTCGAGAGCTCGGTGCCGTCGACCGGACGCCCAACGGCGGTCAGCGACGACATCATGTTCGGCTTCGTCGGCGTAATCGGGGTGGGGGCAGTTGGCGGGCTCGCGATCCACGAACTGATGAATGGCCAGCGCTGCCGCACGGTGGCGTTGCCAGGCGTGTCGTAGCCG